ACCGGTATTTACATCAACATCATAGGCACTCCAGTTATAATTACCATCTACACTCACAACCCTTAATTTATTACTCGTTATGGCCTCTGCAGACTGTAACAAATGGTCATTTGTTGGACAATGTAATTTTTTTTCAATTCTTCCTAAAATTACAGCATCACAGAGCTTAAATATAGCACTTACCTTGATGTTATCGCCGACTAACTTATCCCCAACCACTCGTTTAGCTACATTTCTAGACCCTACTCGTGCAACTACTATATCCCCATTCTGCCACTGATCAGATACGATCTCAATAACATCCCCATTATCTAACGTCGGCATCATTGAACTACCACGGACTTGATATAACTTATCCATAACAACACCTACCACAAAACAACATATTTAAATGATGTTGTTGCTATACCCGAACATTTTACAGAAAAGCTATTTGCCGCCTGTTCAACCCAAACCTCACCCAAATATCCAGCAGGGTTGGCAACTGGGGTTACCCCAACGAAATAGTTTGTATCTCCTTTTGTGTGGGGTATAACGGTTCCAATGGCACCATTAAAATTAGCTGTACCATTCAGTTTAGGATGTATAACCTGAGCCAAGTGTTCCGATAAATCAGTTCTTTTAGCAGCATGTTGGTCTACAATATCCAGGTTTTCAACATATGCTTGCCGACTAACTATTTCATTACCTAATGGTTTAATAAGGCCTAAATTAGGTGTTACATTAGGCATTTAGTCACCTCCAGTTTTAAATCAATCCGGGTTAACCCCTTTCGCAATGAATAACCTGTGTAAAGTCAATCCCTTTACACCCGCCAAGATGTGAGGCTACTGAAAAAGCCCTGATTTTACTAATACATACTACATTTAATTTCAACATGACAAAGGAACCACTAGATTTGTAGTGGTTCCTTGATTTTTTTAAGTTTCCCTTTTTCAATGGCCTCTATGGTGTTAGTGCACACTTTAAGTCTGTTATGCAATAATTAAATCCGCTTTCTCTTTTTCTGTTAGGTAGGTATCAATACCTGCCTTTAGATCGGGACGTTTATTAATAACATAATCATAGGTATAAGCACCATCAATAATACGCTGTGCCATGTATGCTGCCATTATAAAGCACCTCCTAAGATAAGTTCATCAAGTGCAGCTTGCATTAACGCTTGATTTCTTCTTGCTTCTTGTAATTTCTGAACTAGGTAACTAGCATATGGTGCTTGCCTAACAGCAGAGAAAATAGGTTGTTCGCCTTCAAAGGTGACCTTTATGCTGTAAGTTAATTCGTCACCTTTGGCAAACATTTCAGTCTCAATAACATCATTTCCCAACGGAACTTCAGAAGGAACCACATCATGAATTGACAACACCAAACCGGTAGCCTTATCAAACTCTAAATACACATAAATACCCCCTTATTTCATTATAAATCCACCAAGGCGAACATCTACAGCACTATAGGTGCTTGGTTGATAAGCATGTAGGCGAATATAATAATAGCCAGATAAAGCAGAAACGTCTAATTTAACAAGTTTCATAAAAGTAGAAGTATTAGTAACTTCAGACGTTGTATATGCTATTTTTAGCATAGCATCATATTCAGTATATTCACCCATTTTATTAGTAGATGCAATAAAGTAACAATCTCCATTACACTTCATTAAAACACCTACTTTATTGATTCCAGTTAAATTGACAGGTAAGTCTGTTACAACAGCATTATCATAACCTTTGTTAGAATAGATACTTATAACTTTATTTGAACCAAGCCAATCAGCGGGATTGTTATTAGAAACGTTAAAGTTAACAGAGCCAGTTTGGGTCTGACCACGAACTAGAGGTATTGCAGCCCAATCACTAAACCATATTGTTTGTATGTCAGCAGGTGGAAGTGTACCAGTAACACCAAATATATTTAAACCTTGTTTGATGTTTTCTGGTATTAAATCATTACTTTTAACATAGACATATGAATCAGTAGCACCATCATAATAACCAGCAGGTGGTTTAATTAATGTACCAACAGTAGGGTTGTTACCAATAAAAGTACCAATGTGCCAACCACCACTTCTATTTACCATAGTACCTGCCGTTCCTGCAATGGTAGTGCCAGTAAGAACATTGGCCGCAGGAACAACAACTGCTGATACCTTGCCAGCCCCACTATGATAACCAGCAGTAATATTCTGGTCAGTGGCACTTGGCGTAATTGTAATTGCCCCACGGTTGACCATGGTACCCGTCAGCACAGTACCGCCACTGTTAATAAAGGTCTTACTTGCGAGAACATCGCCAGCGACCGCCGTACCAGCAGGAGTTACACCCGTGTTAATCTGACCAATTTTAGTCGCCAACTGGGAAAAAGTATCGCCACCGGTTGCCGAAACACCCTTGCCAGTAATAGCGGTAGCGACTTGAGTCTTACCATCACTGGCTTGCGTAAAAGCCTGTTCAGCCTTGTCATACGCCTTCTTCACTGCATTTGCAGTTGCGGCTGTGGTTGTGCTAGTGCTGTTTACAGCATCATTTAGTTGGACATGTCCATTTTTAACAGTTGACGCAGTTTCAGCCAAATGTTCACTAACTTTTTGTTCAACTGACTTACCATCCTGCATTACCACATTAGCTGCTTGAGTTATGGGATATAGACTATCCCATCCGGTGTTGGCAGTATTTCGTTTTTTAAGTTCAATATTGTAATTGGCCATTTTCTCACCACCTAACTAAGTATTTCAAAAAAAAGTTCACCTGCAGCAGGTGAAACTGGAGCCGTGTTGCTAATTGTTATAGCTTTTTGTTTGGTATTCCATCCTGCCTTTTCAGTATCCGTTACGAACCGATTATTAGCATCTTGGGTAATGATTGATGCTGGGTGATTGGCTGGATGGGTGTAGTTATTCGCCCCGGTAGCTACGCTGTCTAGTTTAGACTTGTCAGCCTTGGCCATTAATCCATCGGCAGATGCTGTAGCAACCGGAATGGCATCAGAACCACCGGTCAGGTGCGTGTCTTTGTGGGCAGTGGGGGTGCCAGATGCGTGCGAGTGGAAGCTAATAACACCGGTTAAAACAGCTTCTATCTCTGCTTTCGTATGAGCGTGGCTTGCTGGTGCAGCGCCCACATCAGTAGCCGTTAGTGTACCCCAGCTTATACTCCCTGCTGTGGCCCCGGCCTTTAGGACTTTTCCATTATTCGTAGTACCAGTTGCTGCTACGTGCAGGTTTCCATCCCCTGTAGGATGCGTATAGTTATTTGCTCCGGCAGCAATACCATCTAATTTAGCTTTATCAGCCTTGGCCATCAAACCATCGGCAGCCGTCGTAGCTGTTGTTTTTTCCGCCTTATTCTGCCAAGCGGTTCTTTCTGCACCAGTTATATGTTTTGCCGAGTCTGCAATATGCTCAGCCACAGTACTACCGCCAGTTTCTACAAGCTCCGCCTTTGTCTTTGGATATAAGTTATCCCATCCGTCATTGGTTTCATTCCTTTGTTTTATCTGGACATTTTTATCCGCCATTTCTACCCCTCCTTATATTTTTTGAAACCAGTAATCAGTTGCGGGTGGACTATCACCGGTGGTTGCATTTGCTATAACAACACCTCCTCCCCCGCCTGAACTAAAATTTACCGGAGCTTCTCCATGGTTTACCAACCACAAGGTATTTTTATTGGGGTTTATCGGCTCCTCAGCACTTAAGATTATTTTTGCTTCTTCGGCCAGAAGTGCAGTAAGGTCAGCCTTTTTAGCAACGTTTTGGTCAAGCAAATCCAGGTTTTCATTGTAAGCTTGTCGGCTAACATTTTCGTTTCCTAATGGTTTTTTTAGTCCCAAATTGGGTGTTAGATTAGGCATTTAGCCACCCCCCTGTTTCAAATTCATTCCAGGTTACGTTCTTATTGTCTAGTTGATCCCAGGTTAGGTTTTTGGCATCCAGCTCATCCCAAATCAAGTATCTAAACTCATACTTAACTGCCAAATGGGCCGGTTTAATGGCCTCGATGGCTGCCTTAAGATCATCAAGATTTGGCGGGATACCTCTGGTATCAACAAACTTGACGGTAAATTGGTATAACGCTGGCTGATCGATGACTTCTACGGTACCGCCATCATAGCTCTCAGCGACATTTTTAACGAGGTTGATAGTAACAGTCCCGATGCCGCGAATGTTGGATTTGATTACGGCTCTGCGCTGGTCAGCCGGTTTGCCTACAGACGATCGAATACCTAGTTCCTGTTCCCAAATGTCTAGACCCCAGGTAGCCGTGTTTACAAAAAACTGCTCTAATACCTCATTCATAGCTTGCCGAAGGTTATCAAACTCGGTTCCTTCTGCTTGCAGAAGGGATTTCATGACCTTCGAGGTCTCATAAAAACGGGGCAGGTATGTTGCCATTTCCTGCCCCCTGGTGCTGGTTATTGAATGAATACTCATGCCAGCACCACCGTCCTTTTTACGGCCACCTGACTTTGATCAATTGCGACATTGGCGGTGCCATTGTTTACCGTCAGCTGGGTGTAATCCTGCACACCTTCTGTGTCCAGCAATAAAGAGCCAATCCGTACGTAGCGAACCGTTGGCTCGGTCGCAAAGGCAATGCTGCCTAGGTATTCGTCCAAGGCTTTGACAAAGGAATTCTGCACGTCTACCATTGTTTTTGTGCCCGTCAAGGTTACTGTGGCGGATACATCAATCTCGACAGCTGTAGCGGGTGTTACCGTTACTTTTGCCCCAATAGGTGCCTTGCCGTTACCCATTTCCGGGTCGGGTGCAATATAGTCCTGTACTTTACCGACAGTGGTTTCATTAGCAGGGCGTTTATCTGTACCCAACAAAACCACCTTCACGGTTCCCGGGCCGTCCCACAGGGGAATAACCTGCACCCCGCCAACCCCCGGCACATCCAAAGCCCAGTTAACGTAATCGGCTTTGTTGCCACTGGTTCCCGGTGTCCGTACTTTGGCATAATATCTGGTCAAAAGAGCTGCATCATCTTCTGTATCATCTCCACCGTTTAAGGCATTGGCATTGAGTACGGCGGATACTCCACCCAGCGGGGTAATCATAATGTTAATGGTTGCCGCCCCTACATTGCCTTCCTTACCTGCTTTAATAGCTTCAATATTTGCATAACCCACACCGGTTTGGTCTATGGTTACATCAGTTGTTGTTATAAATTCCGTTGAGGGATTATGGGTAGTTGGGTCTGCCGGTGTGGCCACCACCGTTCCGGTGGGGATAACAGTTCCTGCCACTCCCGTAAAAGTAACTTGCCCGGTTGCCTTGACAGCTTGCCGCCGACTAAGGCCGTGCTCATCACATCTTAAATCTAGGTAGGTTCCAAAGGTAGTGCCAGCAAATCCCCTTTGCAAAACATCCTGGGCCCATAAGGCGGCTAGAGATAGCTCGATGGCAGCAGGAGATAGGGTGTCCCAAATAAAACTACCCTCGGACTTGTCTATATCCGGGGGTAGCGATTCCAGCATTCGCTGTCTAATAACATCTAAGGTCTGATCTGTTAAATAATTCGGTAATGTTGTCACATTTTCACCTCCCCGTTAATTTGACCGTTTTCTCCTCTCACACTGAGGACCTTGCAGGTAAAATAAACCCTGTCATCCTCCCAATGAAAGGTAAAATCCTGTACACTGGCAGTTCTCGGATCAACCAAAAGGCACTCGGTGGTCATCCTGGTAATTTCGCTCTCATTACCTTCGCGAGTTAAGTGACTGCCAATCAGATCATCATATTCCTGTCCGAAACTCCTGCTATAAACTAAGTAGCGATACCGTTCGGTATTTAACGCCTTTTGACACCACTCCAACCAGGCATCTAGATCAGTACTCTGGGCTATTTTCCCTGTGGGAGTCATGATAAACTCCCCTGAATTAAAATCAAAGCGAACACTTCGGCCAAATTGCACTTGTTTTTGCTTGGTTTCTGCCATTGCTAAAGGTTCAGCGGGAATGGTTGGAAAAATACTCGGCATTTATATCACCACCTTGGCCAGGATAATTGCCTCCTGGCCATTATTAACGGGAATTGCCAGGACCCTGTCTCCGGCTTTCAGCCCCGGTTTTAATTCAAGCCGCACTTCTTGAACTTCTCTGGCAAAAAAATCGTACCGGGTTTTTGGAGAAGTAGTGGCTCCGGGCAAATTTTTGCCGTCATTGTCCACTGGGCTTGTGGCGGTACCCACTAAAGAAAAAGCCGGGAAGTGCACTTTTACCAGCCAATCGGCAAGCAGGTAATCCTTTATTTCATGTTTAAAGGTGTCCAGTTTTAAACCGGTGGCTGTCATGGTTCCTAGCTCACTGGGAATACCCGACAAGGCTTGGTTGGCCTGGCCCTTTATACGCATATCCAGTAAGGTTGCTAATTCTTTATAGGGATCCATAATATCGCCTCCTTACATAATCAGGAAAGGCCAATTGTAAGGACATCTTGCCGGGATTACCTAATTCGTGACTTACGGATGTTACAAGCAATTCCATTTCGTTTAGCAAAACCTTGTCTCCAGCCCGCAGAGTATTGATATCAATCGCGGTTACCGTAAAGGTTTCCTCCAGACCAGCAAGGTGCTTTGTACCCTTCTCTTTGGCCTGTCCTGCATTGGTAATGGTACTGTCTTTAAGTACCTTTTGCAGGGTACCATACTTGTCAGTTTCCCCCTTGACAATTGACAGTACGGGAGCACGTTTTTCTTCGGAGGCATTACCCAGGACCTTGACCTGGGTTACGGCCCTGTCGATGCTTCGCCGCTGGTTTATTTCCTGAACGTTTTGATTCAGTTCCAATACCCATACTTTTTGATTACTGCCCAGTTTAAATAACTCCAGCCCATTGGGAGTCATGCGAGGCTGGTACATCTCGCCGCCCTTTTCCACCGTCTCCTTCAGGTCGGACATGATCATATTGTAGATGGTCATTTCCCGATAGCGACTACCCGTTTTTGCCAAGGGGATACCCGTATCGGGTACGTTGGCAAGTGTTATATCCCAATCGCTAGCATACTGCCTAAGTCTCTGACTGGCTGTTTGTCCCGCTGGAAACACATAATCATCTTGGGATTTTGAGAGGTAGATCGTTCTATCGTATATCGTGACTGTCAGTTGCTTTAATCCCCCGGTTGTACTGTCTACTTCCCAGACTACGCCGGGCTGTAGCAGATAAACCATACTGGTTTCACCAAAGGGAATCCCGGATACTCTAATTTCCTGCCCCGGTGCAATGCCTGGAAAATCAGGAGTAACAACCATCTTCACATCGGCGCTGTAGGCCATGTCATCCAGTGATTCCTTTAAGGTGATACTTTCAATAATTTCCCGCAAAAAATGTTGGTTAGCCAACACCACTTCGTAGGAAGTAAGTCCGGGGTTGATCATAGGGGCATCACCAACTTCATACCGGGCTGGATCAGGTTTTTATCTTTACCAATTAAGGCTTTGTTGGTTTCGTAGATCGCATCCAATTTGCTGGCATTTCCGTACTGTAGCTGGGCAATTTTCCATAGGTTATCTCCCGGTTTTACGGTGTATATCTTAGGTAGCGGTTTTTCATCGGCCCGGTTGCTTTGCTGTGACCCTGCTACAGCTGAAGTAAGCTGCTGCACCGTTACACTGCGATAGGTTCGACAAGTGAGATCAAAATAGATGTCCCCCGGCTCACCGCCTTTAAAGGTACTGGTATGTGCCGCCAGAAGGACCGCTACGTTAATGGGCCTGCCTACTAATAAGCGTAAAACGGTACGGCCCGTAGTCCAATCTGTAAGCTTTTTCATCGCCACTTCGGGGTCTAGAATATTAGGATACCGGCAGTAAGATGAATCGTATTCTTTGGGAAAAAAAGAGGAGAAAGTAATTTCTTTTACCTTCTCCTGGTTGGGAAAATCAATTTCACCAAGTTGAATGATATTCACCGTCTCAAACTGTTTTTCACTCCTAATTTGTATTTCCTCCGGATTTACCGGGAACTGGAATTGCTCTCCTCCCGGTTCACTGAGGAAAATGTCCATCCTGCATCACCTCCACAACTCCTAACAGGAGTAAAATTACTATAAACAACCCACTAGCCAACTTTGTTTTCCAGGGCATTTTTAACACTTTTAGCGATTCTCCAACCCACTTCATTCTTGATGGTTTCGTAATCGATATTTTCACTGCTAACTTGTAAATTTACATTTACAGGAACCGTCACATTTACTCCACCGCCAGCCACAATAGGAGTTGGCATTATCCCGACCAAGCCGCCTGTCGCATAGGGTCTTACGCCTAGGTATTCACCGGCTTGTTGCCAAAGCCCCAAAGCCCGGCTACGCATGCGTGAAGACAAAGGAATAATGGCCTCGGGCCCAGCCTCGGCCACTAAACCAAGATGGGGCCTGTATAATATTCCGCCGTTGGCATGTCCATCTACCTCTTTAGGTAGAAGTTGAATACCTGAAAAAGCGATTAATTTGGCACTGGCAAAATCCACGGCCTGAACAAGGGTGGTGAATGCTTGCATAAGGTTATCCTGGCTATTAATAACAAAGCCGTTCGAGGTAGTGATCTTATTCTGGCTATCAAGATATACCTGTCCGACAGTTGCCATAGTTTCCTGTTGCTTGGAAAGCACCTTCTCAGATACCTGTGTCGTAGCTATACTGCTACTCTTCTGGGCGACATCATCAGTTAAATTGCCTCTATCAGTAGATTTTTCAATTTCGTCCTTCTTTCCAAAAACCTTATCATACACAGATCCCGCAAGGAAAATGCCCGCAGCATTACCACCAACTACGCCTGCGGGAACGCCAATACCCGATGTGAAAAATCCGGCAGCGGCACCTCCCAGGCTTGCTCCGATAATTCCACCAATAAGTTCTGCTGTAGCTTTTCCTTTATCATCGGATCGGACAATATTCATCCCTCCCAAAAGTAACCCTGCAGGCCCAAATAACTTTAATCCTGGGCCAAACCGTCCCAATTTAGGTGCTATTTTTTCTATCAATGAATTAAAGGCTATAAAATAAGGGGGGGCTGCAACCAAATACGCCAGGTTCTGTCCAGTTTTCTCAGATATAATTTCGGAATTTCCGCTGGTTTTCGGGGTTGGTCTTCCTACACTACCTTCCCCCTTTTTCTGAACTTCTCGAACTTCTTCCGTCTGAGCAGCGGAATCGAGGACGGAAAAATGGGGTAAAACACCCATAGTGATGTCTTTCATTCTTTTTTCAACGTTGTCAGCTAGTTTGGCAAATTCTTGTTCCACCGCAGACAAATCGATTGTAACCGGCAACAGAGACAAACTTCTTTTTACTTGGTTACTTAATCCTTCAATCCATTTTAAAGCATCCGTTGCGTTATCTGTAATCCCTATTTTAGGGTTTATTTTTAACCTGTTAAAGGTATCCAGCCGCTTTTTATATTGATCCATCAACCGATCTAATGTCTTGGTTGTTTTGGTTAGGACAGACTGAAATTGAGAGGTATCCCCCTTGACCTTAACCAGCGTTTCAACGGTCGTCATCTTTTAGCCACCTCCCTCCGGGCTTTTTCCATTTGTTCTAATTCAATATCTGTAAAAGCTAACAAAAGTAGTTGTTCTCCTCTGGGTAATTGCCAAAACAATCCGGGGCGGAGGTTATGCTGTACCCACATGGAGTACAGCATACCTGTTAAGCCGCCGGATTTTACGCGTTTTTTAGTTCTTCAAGGTCAATATTAAAGCCGCTCAGGTCAAGCACTACATCACCTACAGCGGCTAATTCTCCGGCTAAAAGGATACGTCTGACCACTTCCTCCGGGCCGGAAGCCTTGAACTTAGACAGCAGTTTGGCATCTCCCCAGTTCGGTTTTACGGTGGCTGCGGCTATGAGAGCTGCATTAAACTGCTCTTCATCCAGTCGCTCAACGACCTTGCCGCGCTTTTCGCTACGCTCGGTACAACGTTCCCGGATATTGGATACTTTTTTGCCCGTTAATCCCTGCAGTGTTACCGGAATCCCCAGGCGGGGTAGGGTAACCGTTCTCTCAGGCAATTTGTCAGCATCCAGCAGCCTATTTAGTATTTGTTCATCGGTCAAATTCTGAATATCCATCGGTTATCCCCCTATTTTTCCACGATTGGGTCTAGCAGTTCATAGCCTTCAAAGGTAAAGGGAATTTCTTCCTTTACTTCTTCTCCGGAAGTCCAGTTAGCCAGTTGGAGCTCATCCACCATCACATTCTTTAAGCGGACTCTTTCATGTCCATAGGATTCAGGATCTGCCAGCTTGCTAACCAGCTCAAATTTACTGAAACCCCGCTGCAATAGGTCACTGGTTACTTTAAAACCACTCATGGTCCCAGTACCTTTTTTAGGGCCCATCTTATGACGTACCCAATCGTCACCGGATAAATTTAATTCGCGTTTTTGGACAGCAACTTTCGCTTCTAAGTGGTTGATGTTCGTTTGCCATACACCGTCGATGAACATCTGGCCATAGGTACCTAATATTACTCTACTTGCATCAAGAGCCATTTTCTCTCCTCCTTATTTCACCATAAAGGTGCCAAAGATTTTTTCCATACCGTCAGTAATTCTGGCTTCCCACTTAGGGTACACCTCATCCGGCGCAGCCAACGGGGGATTGCCGTGGTAAGCAGGATTTAAATAGACCACATAGTCATTTTCCACAATGCCACCCTGAACCAGGGTATCCATGTACTGCTTGAAAGCATTGATGAGCGCCACTTTACCGTCATCGTTGTTATTGACCTTACCAATATAGTTGTCACTGGCGGCTTTCAGCAGATCATTGTTAATGGCATCCATGGTCCGAATAGCCCGAATCTTTTTCCACTGGTTATTTTGACCCTGACGCAAACTGCTTAGCGTGTTGATGCCCTGTTCAACTTTAACCTTTTCGCCATCGTGAACCAGCACCAAAGACCCGGCCTGCAGAGCGGCAATTACCTGATTATTGGTGAGACGGGGATAAACATCTTCAAAGGGGCATTGAGCATAGGTAATACTCTCGCTCAATTTTTGGGCAGCGATCAGACCAGCCACAAAGGGCGCCACTTCAGCGCTGGCATAAGTCTTGCCACCCAGCACAGCACCAACCATAACATTCACCAGACCCTCATGGTTAAAGCTGATAGACCTCTGATTCCCCAAATTAGGATCGGCATCGTCCGCAGCAGATCCGCCAAAGACGCCGATAACACCGTTCCCTTCATTGCGTAAACGCTCAATCCAGGATTTAAACGAAATCTGCAGGGAGCTATTGGTCATGCCATCAAGGGTAAATAAATTCCAAACCCGTGCCTCAAACATAGCCTGGGCTGCAATATAATCGGCATTCACTACGCCTTCTATCCCATGGTTACCACCGGTAAAATCCCGACTAGTAATAAGGACCAGGGTACCGTTGCCATCCGCTAGCTTACTGGCTGTTACCCATTCGTTCCCGGCATCGTTGTTAATAGCCGCTACAGCATTGTTGACGCCACCTGCACCGGAAGTAAAGGTAAATGTCCGCAATAAAGTGGACCCATTGTAAAGCAAGATATCTTGCTTGGTGGAATCTACCAGGTTTGTCCTTGTTGAAACCTTAAAGGGACGGGTGGTTTCGTATTTGGTTTCCAGTTTCAGTACATTAACGGGGCTACCTGCCGCATCTTGCAGCGTGATGCTGGCTTTGGTCGCATTGCTGTCGGCCAAGCGATAGGCTAACACAGTCTTTGCTCCCCCCAACAGGGCCATGCGAATGGTCTGGTAGGCAGTTGCTCCGGCTACGGTGTCCTCGCCATAGGCGGCCAGCAGTTCCGCTTCGCTGGTGATTTCCTTAAAAGTTCTCACCGGACCCCAGTCTGCTTTCACTGGGCAAGCCACAATGCCGCGGGCTCCCGGTTTAATTGCAGCCAATGCTGCGGCCTCAAAGTTTAGATAAAATCCAGGTCTTACTTTTTGCTCGGTAGGGCTCCATGTTCCTCCTGCCATTATTTAGCTACCTCCTCTAAAAATAATGTAACCGCCTGCTTTACTTCGCTGACGGTTAGTTCTTGGGCACTGTTATGATGCAATGCCCCAAGGATAACTTCAGGTTTTACCTGAAATAGTATTTCAGAATGATCAATCAGTTCCTGTCTGGGATAACACTGCTCTTGTTTTATTTTTGCAGCCATTATTGCCAGCTCCCTTCGGTTTTTATTTTCATCATTAAGGCGATTTCTTCTTGAGGTCGACTGGTTTTTTCAGTTAGGGTTACTGTAACCTGCCCTTTACTAATCGAATTTAGGGGAATTTCCATCTGCGGGGTAACCACAGTGGCATATTTTTTGTTAATGGTATCCAGGGCTATTTTGACATCCCTGCTTAACCCCTCCATAATTGCCCGACAACCACTACTATGCTGGTTGGGCAAAAGACCAAAAACCTCGGCGGTAAACTTTTTGCTAACTTCAAACAATGAACTGGTTATTTGTTTGGTGCTTATGCCAACCAAGCTCCAAATTACCGCCGGCCTTTCAGATACTTGCGGGTAAGCACTATCACTTACTGCCCATCCCTCACCCAATTCGGATTTTGTCCATAATCCGAGTGCCTCCAGCCACGGGTCACTCTCCCTAACTTCCGGTGTTGGTGACGATATCCACCAGTGTACATTATAGGTAAGCAGGATGGATTTATTGGCCGGATCATTTGGATCTTCCAGTATTTCCTCCACAGGGGACGTGGCAGGATTCACCTCAAACCAGATCTCACCGGCCTTTACTGGGTTTTCTGGCTGGGTCCAATCATACCGGGGAAGCACAAGCCCACTTTGTTGTGAACCTTTTAAGGCGTTGTAGACTTTGTCTCTAAACTGTTGTGCGGTATCCCATAAAAAATCATTATTGCTATCCGGGGATCTGGTTTTGACTTCAAACCGCATCTGAGTCAGAAAACGTTCCATCTTGGCACCCGTTATCAAAAAGCCGCCAAACAGGCCATCACTTGGATTGTTAGGAACTGTTTTGATTGCATTGATGATTAGCCATTTGGCACCATCGGGCAGAGTTTGTTTGGTCTTTCCTATCACCTTAAGATCGTCCGCAGACGCTAAACCAAATGTGGAAGCATGATTCACAACATAGTTACGGATTGAAGTCATTGTGTTATACATTAGATCACCTCCTTTATTTGATTTGCTTCTTCCATTCTTTGACTAAATAATGGATGTTATTTATATTTTCAGAAGCCCCTTCTTCTAGAACATAAATAACAAAACCGCCACTTGTTAGGGCGGTTCATTCTTTCTCTAATACCATTATATTTTTTTCCTACTACATTAACAGGACAGGAAAGGGACATTTGGGGGCTGTGGTTTTGAAATTAAAAACCGCCTCTCCTGGCGGTCTTAGTTTTTAAAACTAGATTAAATTTTCTTAGGCAGTATCTTTAAACCCTAAAATAATTTTAGCCATGTAATTAAGTGCTTTATCCCTAACCCGTTTACAATGTCGTTCTTCATACATAACTAATTCTGCTACTTCAAACCACTTAAGATTCTGAATATAAAAGCTCTTAATAATCTGTTGTTCTTTTTCTGTTAACGAAGCGATTGCATTATCTATCTTTTTTAATACCCTGACCAGATTATCTCGTTCTGCCTCTGCCATCATTTTATCTTGGGCTCTTAATGATGCAAAATCATAGTTAATTCCCTCGTTATCCTGTCTGTAAGTTACTGCCACATTGGACGTACGATCACTTACTACGCCAAATGAATATGATCTATTTTCTAAGGATCTCGCAAAGTATAGCGCTTCGATGGTTTCCTCCGGCGTCTCTCTTAAAATGGGTGCATTTAGCTGTTCAATGTCAATCTCTAGGTTTTTCACCCTCGCCCACATCGAGTTATAATCCTTTAGTAAAGTCTCTACTTTTTCAAAGAAAGGATGCTTTGCCAAAAAAATTACCTCCTTACAATCTCTCTTTCTATTGAAACAATGTTCTCCCATTCTAACCGATAAATTTAAAACCACTCTCCTTCTATTTTTCTCTTTTACTTATTGACATTTGTGGACCTAAAGTATATATTACGGGTGGCAATTCTTATTATTTTCAGAAGTCATATCTACTTAAGGTAACCATTACGGTTTTCTGTCCTGGCCAAATAGTCTTATTCTAGGTTTGAGACAAAAAATATGTACTAAAATGTACTCAATTGCCTTGTCTGTGCTTAAACTATATACTATAAGTACACGTGTACACAAGGTACATATTTGCCTGCATTTTAGCAAAAATCTAATTTATATCTCCATTTCTTTGGAAATTACATGTTTTTAAAGTGAGGGAAAAGAATGAATAGTATTGGTAAAAAAATTGACCAGATAAGACAAGGCCTAAGTTATGTGGATTTCTCGAAGAGAATTGAGGAAAAAACAGGATATGAGATTAGTCCATCCAGTTTACATAAATATGTTACAGACCAAAGAAAGCCATCTTATAAAATGCTCGAGGTAATTGCTACCTATGCCGATTTACCAATATCGTCCTTTTTTGAAGAGAATGATCAACTATATGCAAAAGTAAAGAAGCTTGATACCTTTAAACTTTTGCAAAAGGAATATCATGAAATAACCAAGATTAAAGAAATACCGATTATTGATGCAAAGCTGCTACAAACATTAAAAAGTGTAGAGACACACGAATTTGAAATATTCTATCCCATGCCGTTGGCTGTCTTTAATGGAGAATCTTATGGAGTAAAAATTGACAACAACTCCATGTCCGACATTGGTATGCAACCGGGAGATTTAATTTTTATTCGCTCAGAAGCGAACCCTAAAATTGGCCAAACCATTTTAGCCAAAATAGGCTCTGACCTGGTCTGTAAAAGATTTTATTTGAAAAATAATTATGTCGTTCTTGAACCCATTGATCCAAAATATAAAAACCTTAGCCCTCATGAGGTAGAGATTCTAGGAACTGTCACAAAGTTAATTCGCGATTTTGAATTATAAACATGAACAGATTAGAAAAGCTAAGCCTCCGCCAGTCTTTAGCTACCGGCGGAGGCTTAGTTTATGCAGGTACGGATCAACAGCAGCCAGGTTTAATACTCTGTGGAAAACTGAATACATTACAGGGGTCATATTTTTTCTTAACACACGCCAACCTTGCAGCATAGTCACCATAATAAGCTACTTCATAGTTAGTTAACCTATTATACGGAAAATTTACATACGAGCCTGTGGTTATACTTTTTATATATTTAAACCCTTTGGCTACCCATGCTTTGTGAATCGAAGCCTCTTCTTCATTTTCCCAGTCCGATGTAATGGCCATAATGTAATTCGCAGATCTGTAGAAAAAAGTTGTACTACTCTGTTCCAAATCCCTAACCGCTCCACCTAATGAATACACCGAGATATATGAATCATGATTAGTAGGAGCTTCATCCATTATATTGATCAGCTCCTTTAGCTCACCCTTGGAAAAATGATGCTCCACAAATCTTCCTGTAGCTTGAAAGGCGGTGCGTTCATATGCTCGTCCGATGATCGTAACGGCCTCTATAAAATCAATGTATTCAATATTCCTCAGGGTTAATCCGGGTATACTCAATAGGGGTTCTAGTATTTCTCTAGCCTCTTCGGGTTTCCCATAAAAGAAGGCGTTTACCGAAGCACCTTGTTTATAAATCCGGCCAAATGCACTTATCCTTCTATCTAAATTTACCAGCCAATCCTGCCATCTTCTTAAAAATTCAAATCTGGCCGGCTTATTGTTATTCCACGCCAGTTGAATGAGCGTTATTTTATCTACCTTCTTTTTCAATTTAAATTTATAGGAGGTTACAACGCCAAAGTTGCCTCCGCCCGCTCCCCTTAACGCCCAGAATAGGTCCGGGTTATGGCACTGGTTTACTAGTAACTGGTTGCCATCAGCATCTACCATTTTTGCTTCTATTAAACTATCTGCCGTAAGTCCTAGATAACGCATAGATAAGCCTATCCCGCCTCCTAAAACCAATCCCGATATGGCTACAGTGGGACAAGTTCCTCCTGGGAACGCATAGCCAAATTCATAAAGGGTTTCGTATAAATCTTTTAGTCTTGTTCCGGCCTGAACCTTTACTATATCCTGCTCAGTATCCACTTTTATACCATTCATAAGTGTAGTGTCAATTACCAATTTACCAGTACCGGTTGAATATCCTTCGTAATTATGTCCCCCGGAACGGATACGTGGTACTATACAGTTTTTTCTTGACCAATGTATTGCGTTCGCCACATCTTGAGAAGTATAGCAGTATACAATCGCTATCGGAAATTCATCTATCGCTTTGTTATACTCCTGTCTGGCCTTTTCATATTCAGGATTAAAGGGTGTTATCACTTTGCCCGTTAGCCCTTCATATCCCATAAAATCACCTTCTTTTTTACTTTTGTTATTTTATGGGAATTATCTGACGGTTGTGCCCTAAAATCCCACAAAAAAGCCCGCTCCCTCCGTTTTCGGACGGGACGAACTTTTTGTACAAGAAAACCGGACGTAAGCCAAAGAATAATTGGCTTACCATGTCGGGAAGAAAATTGAATTCCTCACTCCGTGACAGGGCCGTTTTCCCACTCTTGCCCGGTTATATCAAATCTCGGATTTCTGCCTCCGGCACCGGCCTGCTAAAAAGATATCCTTGGATGGCATTGCAACCGCAGGCGGTCAGATAGGTCTGCTGTTCCTTTGCTTCCACGCCTTCGGCGATAACCTTCAGCCCGATTTCCCGGGCCAGGGATACGATTGTTTTCACGATCCGCCCTTCGACCCCATCTGCAGTAATGTTATCGATGAAAGACTTGTCGATCTTCAACACATCGATGGGCAGATTTTTCATATAGTTGAGTGAGGAATAGCCCGTACCGAAATCATCTAGATAAATCATGATGCCGTGGGCTCTCAATTCTGCTAGCTTCGCATAGGTATCGCCGAAAGACTCCACCAGGCAGGATTCTGTGATTTCCAACGCCACGCTGCCTTTTCTGAGGCCAAACCGATCAAAGGCCTCAATAACATCCTCCACAAAGCTACTTTGCTTCAACTGCATCGAAGATACGTTGCAGGAAACGCATATCCCCTTATCCATCAAACTCTGAGCAAAGGCAAAGCTGCTCTCTATGACCCATTTACCAATTTCATTGATCAGGCCCATTTCCTCTGCCACAGTAATAAATTCACCCGGAAAAATAAGCCCATAGGACGTACTGTTCCAGCGGATCAGTGCCTCAATGCCTACAATTCGGCCGCTTTCTGCGGCGATTTGAGGTTGATAGTGCAATATGAACTCGCTGTTTCTGTAAGCCTCCCGCAAGCGCTTCTCCAAATTTGTCCGCTGGGCTAGCTCGGTTACCATGCTGCTGTCATATAGAACATATTTATCTCTGCCCCGACTTTTCGCCTTATACATTGCCAGATCGGCGTGCTTCAGGAGCTCCTCCACCGTCCTGCCGTCCCGAGGGTAAACGGCGACTCCTATGCTACAGGTAATATAGAAACTGACATTTTCGATGCTGATAGCCTCCTTGAACAATGCAAGGATTTGATCCCCCAGTTCCAGAACCTCCGCTTCTTCGGTCTTGGCGGAAAGGACTAGAAATTCATCGCCGCCCAGCCTTGATAAGGTCAGGTGCAGAGAAGACAGCGTACTCAACCGCCCGGCAATCTCAACCAGCATCCGATCCCCAAAGGAATGTCCATGGGTATCGTTGATGACCTTGAAATTATCCACATCGATGAAGAAGACGGAGCCGATGGTGCATTGATCCAACCTTTCCTGCAATTCTTTCATAATGTAAGCTCTGTTAGGAAGGTTCGTTAGGCTGTCAAAATAAGCAAGGTGATGAATCTTTTCCATGTACTGCTTCCGCTCCGTAATATCCCGCACGGCTGCTACATAGACGTTCCTGCCGGACCATTGGGTTTTTCGGAGCGCAACCTCTACGTCCAAAGTCGTTTCTTCCAGCGGCCTCACCGATTTCCACTCAAAAATGATGAAGCCCTGGTCTGCAATTTGTTCATTCACTTTTTCACGCCACTGCTTTGCCATAGCCGGATCCGCTGATATGTCTGCTACCCTGTAATTTAGCATATCCTCGCGGCTCAGCCCATACATAATGCCTGCCTGCTTGTTTATATGCAGAAACCTACCGGTCTCGTCGTGAATTATAATGGCGTCGTGGATAGTGTTAAAAATGGTCCACAAATTTTTCTCCGCGTAGATGCGTTCCTGAATCTCCCTTTGCAGGCGTTGGTTGCTCTTCAGGAGCATCCACACATAGAACAGTAATGACGCCAGAATAAAAACTGTCATGGCTAGATAACCACTGCTTTGTTTCTGGAGAATTGCTTCGAGCATCCTGTAAGTACTTTCAACATACATGCCGGTACCTATGTAGGCCTCAATTTCCGGTATCCCCATGACAAAAGAGAGCTTTTCTTCCGCAGCCGACCGGTCCGGCAGATAATAAGCATAGGTCACGAAGGAACCCTCTGGCTTTGCTTTTGCGGCATGCACCAGCTCCTGTATTATATATCTGCCGCTCGCGTCCCGAAGCAGCCATTGATTGGTGCCTTCCTTTTCCTGCTCGTAAGGCTGAACCAGCATAGACCCGTCGTAGGTACTCATAAAAATATAATTGGGACCGAATTCATCCTCGTAGGTCATTTCCCTGACAAGATCGCTGATCTTCCTTCTGGCTTCTTCGCGGCTCACTTCACCCTTTTTCAATTGGTTAACCAAGGGTTCGACGGCGTTGTAGCTCAGGTGAACCATTCTACTAACAGAGTTCTGTCTTTGCTGTGCCATATGCCGCTTAAAATCCGATGTGATGCTTTGGGAAAATACTAACGGGAAAAGTACAATCAGCAAAGAATAAACGGCCAGAACCACAACCCAAGCCCGTATTTGTTTCTTCGATACATTTTCCATCCTTGTGGCCTCCGTCTAAATCCCTATCTATATTTAAAGTCCTGGACAAAACGAGGTTTATCCAAAATATGGGAAGTCCCCATATTTTGGATAAGTTCATTATAACAAACATTTCGACATTCTTATAGAACCATTTCCACGTATTCCTGTTAGGCCACCTCAGGCATCAGGCTTCCGTCGGAGAAAACCCGGATACATTTCAAGTTCGCCTTTACTGCCTGTGAATCAAATTCAAAAATATCCAACATTTTGTCCTCCGGAATAGAAGGAGCATGGTGGCAAATGTTCTTGGGAGTAATGCGCCAGTAAAAGCGCTGCATTTACAAATTAAGAGGCCACTCAGTACATCCTTGGAGTAGTACTGGGTAGCCTCGTTTATTACTGTCCTCATTAATATTTATGGCGCTTTCCTTTTTTAACCCGTACCGCAAAGCAACCATCAAAACTGACGATTCCGTTAAAATACTTTTAGGTAGGCTACTTTTGAGTAAGCCCCATGTTTTTTATTGAGTCGATTATGGCTTGAATGATGTTATATCTATAAAGAAATTATCCACAATTACCTTGAGAAAGGAATTGTGGATAAGGAGCTATTACTATTTACTTACGCTTCATATACTGTGGATATGTATGGAAAGTTAGGTCAAAAAAGATGCCATAGCTAATTCGTATTATATAAAAATGCGCAATACCAAATTACAAGATTATCGAAATTATTAAAAAAAGTTTTCGAAGCAATCATAATTTCGTTGCTTTACAATTTTACCATCTCTGAATTCAAAAAATTGCGCAAAATATGCCTTCATTTCATCACCGGTTTTCAGCTTTCCTAATGGAATTGCTAGCCTACCAGTCCAAATCGCTTCAATAACAACTGTATCTCCACAAGAATATGTTTTTATAATCTCGTAGTTTTGAATTGAAATAACCTGCTGCCCTTTTATTGATGCATCCTTTATAGCATCCAGGTTTCTCTCAACAATCTTTTTTGTTAATAAATTAGGATACTCAATTTGATTTGCGGATTTATCATAAAAATTATTAAGTTCCTCTCCTATTTTTCCTTCACTTACTGCCTTAATAAATTCGATTGCCAATTCAACATTTTTGTTTTCCACTTTCATCCCCCCTTTGAAAACTTCAAACATCTGTAATACTGCACAATATCATACTAATACGTAGAATATTAATCCACATTTATACTTTACCATATAATATAGAAAGAAGCCCACCGCAACAGCAATAGACTTCTTTTCGACAAATGGTGGAGGCGGGGCGTACCGTGCCATATCCACAGTACCTAAGCGGACGTAACACACGTGCATAAAAAGGATACTCACCTTCTTAACGACGAGTATCTTTTTCGTGTTGTTGTTTCATCTCTAAAATTTCCTTCTGCTGCCGGTGGACTGAATCCCACCACTCTTGTCGGGCTTTTTTATCCGCTTCTCGCTGCTGAATATAACGCTCATGGGCTTCCTTCACCACGTCCCTTGGGGGTGTAGGTGTTGATTGATTATCTAGAGGGGTGGGGACTATTACAACTGGCCTTTGTTGTGTCTTTTCCTCGGAACCTTTACTAGGACTCTCAGTTGTTGCGCTTGGTGTCTTTAGAGGTTCATGGTGACCTGTACAGCCTACTACTAGCAACAATACCAAGGATAACATTACCATCATGCTAACCTTTTTCATATGGCTACAACCGTTTTCTCTAACTCTAAAACCTCTGGCATTTCTTCGAGTAGTTCACAAATCATTTCATCTTCCATTTCCCTTTTTTCATCGTAGGTTTCCGAACGAATTTGAACAACCTTTTCCAGGAAAGAATCGAAAGCCCTTTCGTTGTTCGGAAATTCTACATTTCGTACGATCGCATGACTATTGTAGATTTTGCACTTGAATATCTCCTTGGCAACATGCCGGGGCATGTAGGCTGTTCGTAGAAGTCGCTCTCCTTGCAAATCCCAAAACTGGTACCGAAACCCGCCTCCCCATTTATTACAAATTACCAGAATATTGGTAAGCATTCGCATCCGGCTGTCTAGATTACGAATGTTTGGAGTGGTCATGAAGAGGCTACAGCATAATTTCCTTAAATAGAAAAAAAACTGGGTCATATAGATATTCGATCCCTTGCCAAAAAGTCTACTATCCAGATTTACATGGGCTTCGTCCAGCACCACGATGCTATTGGGAGACTTGGCTACTCTGAAAAAATCTTTGTAGCTTTTAAGCTCTTTGGAGTCCTGCAGACCGTAATTGCTGTATAGGTCAACTGGAACACCTAGTCTTTTTGCTCTGGATGCAAAATAGTGTGACAGTACGCTGGCACCAAGTGTTTTCCCCTCACCCAGATTGCCCTGAAATAGCCAGACAAACACGTTACTTACCCCCGTTCTTTATCGCGTTATTTAGCATACGTTTATCCACGATCTGCCCGGTAAAAAAGCTGTTTATGACATCCAGGAATACTCTTGGTGGCGTTAAATCCTTGGCCATTTTTGTCAATGTGGTAATAATCGGTTTGAATTCTTTGTGTCCTCTCTTGGCTCCAAGATATTCCAGTAGGGCAATATTTTGCACCTGCATTTCTGTAAGAGGGGTTCCGTGGTGCTCCATAAATTTTAGGGTTCCAACCAATTCCCCGATTTGTGGATTGGAGCTAAATAATTCCCCGGACATGATATCTTGTAATGATTTTCCATCGTCTCTTTCAGCCATTACCTATACCTCCTGAAAGTACATTTCATATCTCCACCTAGTTCCCTAGCAAATACAATATTTAGGCATTGCTTACATAGAGGTTTAGAGGTGCCCGGCAAAATTATAGCACCGGGTTTACGGCACCAAGAGCAATATACTATCATCCTCTTTACCCCCTTAAAAGGAACACAGTTATAATTAGCGCAGCCATCATCACATAAAACTGTATATTGGTTGCTCGTGATGAACTACCGAAGTTAAACATACTTTTCAGGGCTACACTTTTTTCTAATTGGGCTATACTCTCGCTCTCGGCCAGGTAATTACCTTCCCACCCATAAATAAAGGCTCGACCACCTTCTGGATAATACTTTATCTCTGCATCTGACCTTGGTAGAGTTAAATCTCCGGTTTTAACCGATTCTTCGGTTAGTTCCGTGATAGGTATAACCCGAATTTCCTGCTCTGATATAAGGATTACATCATCTATGACAGATTTTTTTTTGCCAAACATTAACTCCTATTCCTCCCCCCGAAAAATCTGTTGTAGATGTAAATGGACGGCAATACTGCACAAGCAATGCCAGCTGAAATACCAAAGGCCGTGGCGAAGAAAAAACTCACAACCATTCAATCCCCTCGCTTCCTAATATTTACCTACTTAAATTTTATAGTTTACTGGACCGAATGGTAATGTACAAAAACTGCAAACTTTTTGCAAAAAAGAAAACTCCCAGGGGATATCCCAGGAGTTTTAAAAATAATGCAAATCTGCGGTTCTGCTGCGTCTTTGCGGAACTGCGGTTTTTGTAGTTACTGAACAGTTAATATGCCAGACCATTGTCCTCTACTGTGGTTACCAGCTTTTACACGGCAGAGACAAGGTTTCGGTACCGTTGCTGACGTGCTCGTCACAGTGGATTTTTGCCATGTGGCACCGTCATCTACACTCACCTCGATCTGGTAGCCGCTAGCTACTCCTAAAGGGTTCCAACTAATAGTTGCAGTGTTACTATTACTACTTATTATTCTTAGCCCACCTGGGGCCTGATATGGTCTTTCCAATCCCGCCCAGTCAGACTCTGCTATTACCTGCCAATCCCATGTACTCGGGTTATATACTCTTATTTGATATTTGTAGTTAATACCCACCGTGACGTTTTTATCAACCCAACTAAAGTATTTTTTTTCTCCATCTGATATGTCTTTGACCTGCATCCATGTATCTAATGATGTATCCTTTTTCCACAGTTGTACCTCGCCTGATAAGTCCTTGTCACCCTTCGTCCAGTCAATCCTGACATTTCCTTCGTCTTTTGGCCAATACACACTAAATATAGTTGGTTCTGGCGGCTTAATGTTTATAGTAACTACGTTTGAGTATGGTGAATGTTGGTTGCCAGATACAGCTTTAACCCTGTAGTGATACGTTCCTTTTGGTAAGTTTAAGTCCTTATATGATGTGGACGTGGACAATATTTCAGCCAAAGTTGTAAAGGTAGCTCCATCAATTGATTTCTCTAATACATAGCCTGTAGCATTATCTATGGTTGTCCATGATAAGGATACGTTAACATCACTATTCATATTCCCAATTAATTGAGGTTCCTTCAAAGGCGGTTGAATATTTATTGTAACTACATTTGAGTATGGCGAAGCTATGTTACCAAATACAGCTTTAACCCTGTAGTGATACGTTCCTTTTGGTAGGTTTAAGTCTTTATATGATGTAGTTGATATTTCAGCTATCGTCGAAAAATTTACTCCATCAATGGATTTTTCTAATACGTAGCCGGCCGCATCATCTATAGTTGTCCATGATAAGGCTGCATTGATATCATTATCCACATTTATACTTAATTGAGGTTCCTTCAAGGTATTCAGAGGCGTATATCTTAAGATTTGTTTTATAACACCACTACTTAAATTTTTCCCCCCAATAATGTAGATACTATCATCTAAGGAAACCGAAGATGTATAATACCTAGCCGTTGGAAGTGCTTCGGTCATTTTCTTAATATCGTAGCTATTTGGGTTAAATTCAACTATGCTATCATATTCAAGGGCCGTTCCGCTCATAACTGACGCCCCCCCAAAAAGATAAATTTTACCATTCAACAAAGCACTAGACATACAATATGTTGGGTTAGGTAATTTTTGTATTAGATTTGTAATAGTTTTTGATTGAGGATCAAATTCTAGAATACTATCAAACGTTACTGTATAATCGTATCCACCAAAAATATAGATTTTACCATTAGGAGCTGTTTCAACGGATGGATATGTTATTTTACTAGGCAACTTTGTTGATATTATCGTAACTGTTTTATTTTGAGGATCAAATTCTAAGATATCATCATACATAACAGCTGATCTATCATTACCACCAAATATATACACTTTCCCATTTGGTGCTACCGCGCTAGCCATGCCTAGTATGGGCTTAGGTAGTTTAATATTAAGCTTTATAAGTAATTCGCTTGTTGGATCAAATTCATATATGTCGTCTACTGCACTATAGACAGACCCGCGTAGATAATGACCACCAAATAGATATATTTTATTATTAGTAGCAACTGCCGACATGTGAGAAATAGGGTCTGGAAAAACAATAGGGAGTACCGTTTGTATTAGTTTATCGCCGCTCTTTTCTATTTTAATAATATTATTACTGAACCCCGAGCTTAAAGCACCACCAAAAACATAAATTTTATTATTAATTACTACCGCTGGTGCATTACTTTTTGCTGGAGACAATTCTCCAGCGGTGGTTATTGTTGCATGTGCTGGTTGACTGTATCGACTAATTAATATGACAGCAATAAGTATTATAGATATTACTTTACTTTTATTTTTTAATCTTACCACCATTTAACACCATCCTTTAAAGCCAAGTAAATACCATAACACTTTCTCGTTACTAACACGGTCAGTATTATAAATGCCCCCATAACAACAGATGTAATTAATAATCTCCATTGAGGCCCCAACATTGACACTGGCCCTAAAAAATAGTCAAGATTTAATCCCCTTGCAGCCATGTGAGAAGCGTAATCTAACCTATCTCTTGTTGCTAAAAGAATACTTATTACTGGGCTTAAAAATGTGTCCACTATCCTCTGAAACAATTTATCTCACTACCTTTCTGACCCAGCTATGCGTATTATCGCATATGCTGTAGCCATCCAAACAAACACTGCTATAATAGCCGCCAAAGTGTTAAAGCCTGTCTTTGATAACAATTTTATAACCTCATCCCATCCACTTTGATAAGCATGGGGAAGGTAATAGTAATCTGTACTACCGGAAAAGCCCATTAAAGAAGAAAAGGTTTGGAAAATCCCTGCCACTACTCCCCATACCAATTTGAACAATCCAAATATAACCTGTACAACTAGCACAACTATGTCAAAAACCTTTGCTATTAAATACCATACCCCTTGAAAAAATAAGATTACTGTTTCAAATAACTTAGACAAAAAGTTTTTTAACGCTATCCAAATATCTTGAATGATGCCACTAAAAAAATTAGCTATAGAGACAATGGCATTGACTATTTCCCTTCCAAGACCACGAAAAAATTCATACATGTCTAATTTCCCCTTTAACTGGTCAGCTATCTAATTAGGGAAGCTGATCTTACTATTATATGGGCGGTGTTGGTGTGAGTGGTGGATCAGGTCTTAATGGTGTATCTCTAGCTATTGGATTATCTCTGTTTATTGGTTCATCCCTTGTTATCGGATTATCCCTTATAACTGGGTCACGAATTATAGGTCTATCTTTAATAACCGGATCTTTGTTTAATGGATTATCCTTTATTACTGGATCACGGGTTGCTGGGTCATCTTTTATGACAGGCTCCTTCTGTTTTGGTGCATCTTTATAGACAGGATCTTTATCCAATGGGTTGTCCCTAATGGTTGCTGGATCGTGAGGCATAATAGTTGGATCTGGATTTATAGGTAAAGGGCTTGGGCTGTCAATAAAAGATGGTAAATCTTTTTCAGGTCGATTGTAGTTATATGGTTGCTGCGGAGGGTCATTTAATGGTGGTAGTGTTGCATCAAAAGTTGGCCTATTTAAGCCAGTAACTCCGATAGGTTCTACACTTCTAGGAGTCGTAATATATCCTTTTAACTGCCCTAAATCGCCTTGAATCACATTTAAGTGCGAATTTGATGTATCTAATCTATCTATAACATTACTTAGTCTGTTATTTGCAGTATCTAACCTATTTATAACATTGCTTAGATTGCTATTCACAGTATCTAACCGATCTATAACATTGCTTAGTCTGTTGTTTGCAGTATCTAACCTATTTATAACATTACTTAGCCTAGTATCTATATTATCTAAAGCTGTTAATGTATGTTCTTGATTTCTTGTAACCTTACTAAAATTAGTCGTCATAGCATATACAGCATCATATTGGTTACTAATAATTCTCTTTAGTAATTTTATTTCTGTGTCGCCCGGTTCCGGTTCTGGGTCTGGGCCTGGATCTATTCCCCCGCCAGCATCTGATGTATTCGGTTTATCAAGGAAAACTGTGTAGTTATTCGTGTTGGTACCAGAATTAAACCAAGCATATCTAACCCCGGTTGAACTACCTGTTGTCAGTTTGATGTAGGCAAAGAAAGCATTCCCAGGAGCTGTTATATTGCCACCTGTCGTAGTAACTTCGGAAAGTAAGGTAGTGTTATCAGAGGCGTAAAAAACAACTTTAACATTATCACCGGGCCTTAAACCCGCTGTCTCTGTATTAACAGTTGCTAGGTAGGGTGGCGGTGGCCCATTCATGTTTGCCCTAATACAGTTAGCACCAAATACACTACTATTAGGTATGTCTAATCTAGCATAAGCACTATCTGCTAGGGCTGGTGATTGAATACCTAATGTTAATAATATTGCTATTAAAATTATTACATGCTTTTTGATACAATCACCACCTTACTCTACGTACAAATGATAGTTTCAACAACGCAGTTATAGCAAAGGTGCAAATAACGACAAAAAGGATTTTTATATTAGGCATGATATTTTGCACTTCTGCAAAGATATCTTCTTTAATTGAATCAAGCGTTAGTGGTACCGGAGCGGGTAAGGTTTTTGCCATAAGATTGGCTTCTAGGCTTTTATTGCCGTCTGCAAGGTTGGCGCAGACACTTAGGGTATAGACGGTATTTTCTTGCAATTTATTGATCTCAAATTTTGTTTTAGCGGTATCTATAATTAAATTTCCGTCAACAAAAACACTGTAAGTGGTAGCATTTTTCACTGGTTCCCATTGTATCCATATTTGGTCGGCTGAATGGTTGGTCATTGTAAATCCTGCCGGGGCGGTTATTTCGGAGCAGGTAAACTCCAATACCGTGGATAATGGACTTTCATTATTTTCGTTTAAGGCAGATACAGCCACCGCATGTCTACCAGGGGAGAGGTTAACTAAATCAGCCGCCTGGATGCCTTCTTGTGGTTCAACGTCGGCGACGGCTCGCCCATCAACGTACAGCCGATAAAAAAATATGTACTCTTCCGGTTGATTAGGTACCCAGCTTAATTTGACATTGTCCTTTTTTACCTCGCTTACCTTAATTCCCCTTGGTGCCGATGGAGCTGGTGGTAAGGTATTAAAGGTAACGATGGAGGACTGGCCGCTGTAGCCACTAGAGTTGTGGGCTACTACATAAATGTCATGCACCATAAATGGTCTTAGTCCGGTCAGTGTGGCTGCTGGGGAGCTGCTGGCTGTATACTGCTCCCCGTTAACGTACACGCTGTACTGGGTAGCTGTGGCCACGGGTAACCATGTTACTGTGGCCGTGGCATCGGTTATGCCGGACACTGTAATGTTAGTAGGGGTTTCTGGTTGTAAAGTTGGTATACTACTTTCTTCCTGCGATTCTGCCCATGCTGGCACTGACAATAATAAGCAAAGCATGATTGCCAAGATTATTTTCCTCATCCCTTAATCCCCCTATCTAATGCTGGTCATGATGGAGTGTACATATTTTTGGGTTTCCTTGTATGGTGGAATTCCATTATATTTATCTACCGCCCCAGGGCCAGCGTTATAGGCTGCCAATGCTTTTGGTATATTCCCCTGGTAACGATCTATTTGCTGTTTCAGATACGTGGCCCCACCAAAGACATTTTCTTTGGGGTTATATGGATTGACCCCCAAGGCTTTGGCAGTGCTGGGCAGCAGTTGCATAACCCCCACAGCTCCTTTAGGTGACCTAGCTGCTTGGTTCCCAGATGATTCCGCATTAGCTACAGCACCCAATAGTCTAGGGGATATACCTACTTCGTTGGCTGCCCAAATGATTAATTCATGGATATCATGCCTAAAGACATTTACTTTGCTTAAGATTCTTTTTGAAACCTCTGGTACATAGTTTAAAGACTGTTCCTTTGCATTAACTTCCGCAGGTTTTACTAAGGTTTTATTGAGACTGATACAATCAACGCTGGCAACTTTACCTATACTAGGACTTATGACTCCACAATCAATTTGATTTGCAAATGCTACATTGCTTATTGCTAAAGTAACTATAATTGAAAGGATGAATACCTTCCCCCTCATAAATTGCCTCCTTATAACCTAAGAAATAGACTTCGTGCTAGACTTATCAACAAAGGACTTGCCTTCAACGCCAATCCAAAAGCAATAATACTACCTGCCGGTTTTACCATCTCACTAACATTTTTTACAATTTCCGAAACACTTACATCGGTTAAAATTATTGGCGAAAGTCTAATTTCCACTTTATTCGAAGGGATTAGATATTCTTCGATAGAAGCTACAACTTCAAAGGTATAAGATACCCCTGCCTTCCCTATGTAGGTATAATTTTTACCATTAGTAGTACCTATTTCTTCCCCATTTACATTTATTAGGTAATAATCTGCTACTCCTGACCAAGATAAATTTATATTGTTACCCTTTGCTGACGCTCTTAATTCTGGTTTAGGATAAGCTTCTGTAATTACCATTTGCACTGGACTCATAAGACTCTTTTCGCCGTCTGAATTATAGGATTGTATGGAGTAGGAATAGATTGTGGCTGGGGTTAGTTTTGGGTCAGTGTACATCGTTTGTGATCCATTAACCCAGGCAATTTCCTGTCCGTTACGATAGATAATGTACCCCGCTAACCCAGGATCGGAGCTGGCTTCCCATGATAGTTGTACTTCTTCATGGGAGTTTGGTATTGCCATAAAATTTTCAACCGGTGATAGCATAGTTTTTGCGGAAACTGGATCACTGCTTTGGATGTCTTGATCACTAAATATGGCCTTGATGGTATAGGAGTATTCGCTATTCCCTTGCACTTTTGTATCTACATATTGAGTGCCGCTAGCTCTGGTAATTTCCACACCATTTCGAAAAATGATATACTCCGTGGCTTTTTCTAAGGTATACCAACTTAGTTGGATAAAATTATGGGATTTTTCGGTTATTTTTAATACTATTGGTTTTTTAATAACCTCATTAGTGTCGGACAATACTAATCCAGATTTTATATATAAAGTTGGTCGAACAGGACTACTAGCTGTGACGGTACCCACCTTACAGGTATTACTAGCACTATCAGCATTCCATACATACCTAGAATCGCTACTAACGGGAGATCTTGTCCATGCATACAAAGGGTTTCCATTTAGGAACAATGATTTATAACTAAAAAATTCTTCGTAACTGATTAATCCAATTTTACATTTAACGTTATTTTGTACAATTCCCCTATCATTTTTTATAACCCACAAGTAATCTTCTATTAGTTCTTTTTGAGTCAAATTATTATAAAAAGTATTATTAAGATAATATGCTATGTTAGACGCTCGATTTGGATCAAAACGTTGTCCCCATCCAGAATCAAAGGGTCGATTACCATCATTATTATTAAGTATGATATAGGTTGTTTCATCTGTATGATCTAGTATCATCCACTGTTTTCCTGAAAAGGTAATTACCCTCCCCGGTTCAGCCTCACGTAATAGAGTTTCCGCAAATGATACAGTAGGGAAGGTAATTAATATTGCCATTATAAAAAAAAATCCTAAACATTTTTTCACTAAACCAATTTTAATGCTGTGTCTTCCACCAACCTTTTTTCCCACAAGTTAACACCCCATATAATGTTATTTGTATCTAGATAAAGAAAAATGCCCCATTTCTAGCCAGATACGACAACCTACAAAACCAATAATTTCAGACATGATTTTACATTATTTTCGAAACCAATCACGAAACGGATCATACCCAATAAAGTCATAGAATTTCCATTTAAAGCCTGACCCTATTCCACCCCAGTATGAATGTCCATCACGTATATGATACTTTTTTGCCTTCCAATGGACATCCCTAATCAATTTAATTAAGTCTGGTGCAAATACTAATACTATTGAAAATAAAATATAATTCGATATATCACCACTCTTAAATATTTCTTTAACAAACACAACAAAGTCTGAAAAACTTAGACCTAGGTTCATCAAAATAACCCCTTTCAATTTGCAATTAATACAAAATGCGACCAATTGGCCGCATTTATTAAACCCATTTATTTACTTATCGGGCACCAACGGCCCAGATATGTGCCCGCTTTTTTTGTACTCACTAGAAGAGTAGCGTAAACGCCACTCTTCTAGTAGCATTTAGGGATGAGGGATTACATTTATTATCTGTGGGCAAAAACAGACTTTATTACGCCGATAAGCTTAGGGACAACCAGCAATCCTAGAGCAAAGGCAATAAAAGGCCCTAAAATCGTGAAAAGTTCTGTTACATGCGGCCACATATCCGCAATTGAAATACCTAAATCTAAACTAGTACCCATCTGAAATTCCTCCTTATTTTATAGTTTTTCTAATTACAAAAATCAGCCTCGGAGTCACCGCAATGGCCAATATAGTGACCATGAAAGGTGCAAAATAATAAAAGATAGTATTGAGATAGCTGAACACATCGATATTATTAATGTTAAGTTCCATTCATTGTAAACACCTCTTTTATTGGTTAAATTTTCTAAGAATATTTACTATACCTGTTATAAGCAATACAGCTAAAGATATACCAATATATGGAACCAATACAGGCCAAGCAAATTTAAATATTTCGATCACTTGTTCATAGAAAAGGTTCGTGTCTAACATCGGTAGAGACATAATCATTACCTACTTTGATAATTTCTTATTATGTTAATAAGACCCCCAAAGACAAATAATGCTAGCAAAGCCCCTATAAAAGGGAATAGTAACGGCATTAAACTGCCAAATACGTTTGCGAATTGTCTTATAACCTGTGTCATGTCAATGTCAAAAGACATCCCATCACCTCCCGAACCTTAGAAGAGCCGCCAACAAAGACATTCCCAGGGAAACAATTCCCACCGCTTTTATCAACAGCGGACTAGAGAAAAACCACATCACGGCAGCAGAGAAGTTGTAATCCATAGTTCCACCTACCTGAAAACCCTGGCTAGTCTAGTAACTAGGTAAGCAAAGACAAAAGGTGTTAAGAAAATAAAACTGTAAACTGCTAGCAAACTGTTACCATCCATTATCGGTTGCATTAAATATAACCCTCTTTGTCGGCTATTTCGTAAATTGTTTTAAACCCAAGTATAGTGGCTATTACAACCAGTATGCCAGCGATTAACATTTCTCCGTAGGACATGCTCTGGATAACCAGAAAAATACCATGAAGGGTTTCAACTTTATATTCCATGATTTATCATCCCTTGGTAATATCTTACTTTTAGTAGCTATTATAAACAATGTCATGATTCTGTATTGTTTCTGCACCCTAATTTAACGATTTTTTAAAATTTTATATAGTCTTAACCTTAATTTAAAACACCAAATATAATACTGTTTAACAAAAAAAGAGCTACTCATTATTAGTAGCTCTTACATCTTAACTTCTAGTGGCCTTCTGGTGGAAAAATTCCCCACTATAAGTAGGAATACTATAAATTCTTGCGGGGCGACCTTTAGTATGCTTTTGGTTGCATATTATATCACCTGAATTAACTAGGCTTTGTATTACTTCACTTATTTCTTTTTTTGTGCAACCGCATCCAACTATAATGTTTGTTAATTTGTAATGTCTTAACGAGCCAAACCTCTCTAAAACCGTAATAATTCTCTTTCTCATTTTATCATAATCACTTTTGTTATTATTTGTATAAAAATCCCATCTGTCAATAACTAAGTCCCGTATGTTGTAAATTGATCTTTCTGAGTAACCCATTTCATCAGCAACGGCACTAATATTCATACCTTCCAAGTATCTCTTTTCCGCAAACTTCTGGCAAGGATCATCAAGTAAACTTACAAAGCTCTTAACCTTTTCTTTAAGATGTTCCGGTAGGAACCGGAAGTTCTCTAACATAACTGGATCTTTCCTTCTAGACATCCCCCGCACCCCCTTTATTATTAGAAGAAACTTCGTTTCTAAGATTCTTCGACATTTCTTCCTTGAAGTCTAGGTACCGTTTAAGCAGCCCCTTGGACATTTCGCTTTGCTTTATCAGGTAGAAGGATAGTCCCCCGGCCATAACTCGCCTGTCGCTATAGCCGTCCCGCTTGGCTTGTCTTAGCAGTAATTCGCTTGGGACTACTTCAAAGCCGGTTATTGGTGCAGTTTTGATCAGGGCAACATATATCCTATTTTGTAGATATTGCTGGCACCACTTGGCAAACTGAACCAGAGTGTATTTGCTGGGGTTAAAGTAAAGGCAACGGAATGGGTTTATGCCGTATTTGGCAATTTTGACGTATTTTTCAATTGTAGTGTCTATATTAGTCATATTTTCACCTTCTTTCGTTAACTCCTTACCCTTGGTGGTACCTCTCCAATATGGGCTTATTGGATGCTAGTCTGTTTTCCTTCTCCTTGACCTTATCCGTAAACTTTTGCTCAGCGTAGTAGTTTCGTACGATATCTATGGCAAAGTCCATACCCACGGCTTCGCCGTATTGGTGTATTTGGGAGTAATCAACAGCCAGCTTAGAGAGTAGCCCATATATCTGATTTACTGTGGCTTCAAACGCTTGTGGCATTTTTTCGGTAAATTTAACAGTGTTTTTTACTATGAACTTGACCGCCTGTATTTTTTTCCAAGCCTTTCTTGGTTTTGTGCGCTCGGTGTGCCATTTATTTTTTGCCTGGATAAACCGTAGGCATTTGCTGGTTAAGTACTCCCAAAGAACGTTTAGACTTTCGCTATTTAGTTGGCTAAATTCTGTGATTCCCAAATCTTTAAGCTGCTGGCGTTTCAGTTCAAATTCTACTCGCCAGATGTCTTTTTCTATTCGCAATCCCATGTCCTGCCACCACTGGAGTAGGTAGTCCTTTTCCGATACCCGTATTTCAGTTTTTTTCAGGTACACCCGGCTGTAGATTGACTTACCACGCCTACCAAAAGTGAAGCCAGTAAACTGCCGGTACCGCTCAAAGCCTTTGGCATCCAGGGGTAATAATTTTTCATAGTCATCTTCGGTTGCCGGGGTGTGAAAATCGGCGTGCTTTGATGTCCGTATAAAGTATTTTAGATGGGCAGGGGTTAGAAAAAGTTCGTCTGAGTCACAAAATAGATCCATCCGGCTTAAGCGTCTTGAAGAAATGTCCAGTTCGAGTATGTATTTGCAAAAGTAGTCTACTTGCTCTATGCATTTTTCATAACCATGTTCGGCTAGAAATTTTGATGCTAGCAGGATATAGAGAGGAGAGGCCATATCCATGACGCTTTCTGTGTGGTACATGCCTACCTTGAAATCGTCGTTGCCTACTACGTATTTGTACTGGGTGTTTTTGATGCCTGGGTATATGCCCAGTGTCAGGCCTGTTTCGCCTGACACTGGGCTGCTGCGGATGATTGTTTTGCCCATTTTTTTTAGTTCGGCAATGTGGTCAATCCATTTTTTCAGGCTCACTTTTGATTCATCTTTGATGAAAATGGAATAGTAGATTGTATCTATCCCCCCGACAACCGAAATGATTTTCACCTCCTCTGCCCATGATGCAGATGCTAGTTACTGTTAGATGAAGATGAATTCATGTTTAGGTTCTTGGTCTGGCCAGTTTTCGATATAGGTTTTGGTTACTGCTTCAAACGATTTTTCCACTATTTAGGTTCCTCCTTTGCGTTATCAAAATGAGTCCAAAAAAAGTGCGCTTAACGCCTTGTGTTTAATGGGCTGGTAGGTATTTTCTGTGGCGTTTGGAGGGGGGGGTTTTACTATGAACCCCCCCACTATTTTTTTGAAACCTTTTTTTAAAAATGAAGGCTGGATTTTGGCGGTTAAAGGGCGAAGGTATTTGATCCTTCCATCAAGGGACAGCGCGCTTTCAGCGTCTTAGCTATCCCCTGGTGGTTGCTTCGCCCGTTTTGCGGTCCATGCGGCTGCCGCCGCTTGGTTCTTAGATAGATTTCTTTACCAATGCGGGAATGTGATTCGTTAGTTAGATGGTCAACTGTCGGATACTGCACGCTAACGGGACAACTTCTTGGGTCTCCTGTAAAGATTGATTGAGTCTTTCTTTTCTTGGCAATCCCATTCTGTGTGGTGTTCTAATCCTGGGCATCTTTTAGGCCAAAAAAAGCACTCTTGGCATTTGGTTGCTATATTGGGAAGGAGAAACAATTTACTCAAAAGAATCTACCTCCTAACTAAAAGGGGATATCATCACCATTAAAGCTAATTTCGCTGGCAAAACCGCTGTTAGTGGAGTCGCCACCCTGGTTGTCCTTATCCTTATCCTTGGGCCAATCAAGGAATTTAACATTTTGTGCCAATATTTCGGCAGCTTTACGGCGTATTCCCTGATTGTCGTCATAAGAGCGGATCTGCAAACGACCTTCCACAGCTATTAAGCGGCCTTTTGCTAAATTATTGGAGCATATTTCTGCTAATTTTTGCCAAACAATAACATCAATAAAATCTGTCTCTTTATCACGTTCCCTGTTATAGTGAGGACGATCTACTGCTATGTTCATTTTTCCGACTGCTTTGCCACTCTGGGTATATCTTAATTCTGGGTCACGGGTTAAACGACCGATAACGATAATTATATTTAGCATGATAAACCCCTTTCTAGCTTCGACAACATTTTCTGATATGGAAGGATTAGCCTGTCCAAGTACTGGCTATACCGTATGGCCTCCGGTGATGATAAGCCGTATTGTTTGACTACAACAGGCAACTTTTTTTTAGCTATCTCTATTTCTTTTAGCAACTTTTCCATTTTCCACCTCAATCTTTTGTGGTAAAATTCAGGTTAGGATATTTAATAAGTTTTTTCTTTTGCCGTATAGCCTTTGGCTAATACGGCATTTTTTTATTTAGTTAGTACAAACTTTTACTGGGTGATCAATACCACACCAGTGGCCCCATTCTCCGAGGACCAACCCTGGAATTAATAAGCAAGTAAACACCCCGCCTCCTGCAGCATCTGGCTTTTCCTGCAGCTTTTCGCATCCATAGCAGGTGTCTTTTATAACCATCACCCCTTTACTTCATGATTGTGTTGCGAACTAATTTTTGTACATCCATTTTTCACATGTTTGAATAATTGCTAAAACTTCTGGTTCTAATCTGGTGTTTTCAACTACCGTTTTTAATGTTTGAATTAGAGCGACCTCACAATATACTTCTCTATACATAGCTTTGTTTATATTGTTTAAATCTGAGAAAAGTTGAGCATGTAAGTCCATAAGTTTCTCTAATTTTTTGTTCCTCCGCAACCTATAAGACTTCATTTTTTCACCTTCCAGTGACGAATTTGAATGTTATGTTCACTAATATAATTGTTTAAGCAAAGACAAAGGGCAAGTCCCCAATTATTAATTGTGAGTTCTTATAATACTTTTTTAAGTATAGTTCCAACTATGTCTAAAAAATTTAGCCTAGTATTGTAAATGAGTTGTTTAATACCTGGAGTATCCGTAATCGCAACCATTTTATCAAAGCCATCGTTATCAAGTTTCTCAAAGATTTTACGAAAAGCAGATACATTTTCAATATGAGCCTGTAGTGGCTTTACTAAGGTTTCATAATTCTTGTTTTTAATAATTGCCCTAGCCGCAAATATACCACTACCTAAAGCTGCAATTGCACCTGTTCCTGTAAGTCTTTCCGTTAAGCCTGCTGTACGCCCTGCTAATAATACATTATCAACCTGAAACTTCTTCACCTTACCTGTTGAAAAGGGGGGTAGAAGCATTTGATACTTTAATTCTAAATGAGATAAGCCCCCTTGCTTTATAAAATTGTCAAATAGCTTGTCTGTTTCAAATTTATCCTTACCAATATTGTAGAGGTCAACGATGGCATGAAATGAATCAAAGGGAGTAAGTCTAGCATAACCTTCACCTGCATATTCAGTATTAAAATAAATGGTTGTAGAATCGGTCTTAAAATGTCCTAGAGTAAGGGCACTCCATATATGAACTTGCCCAGAATCCTCCCAGACACCCAGTTCCTTTGAAATTTTTTCATTTCCTGTAGCAACAACCACATAGTCATAATTTTGAGAGAGTTCCTTATAGTCGGCTGGCCGATTATAAAAGACGGGGGTATTTTTAAGCATATTTAGAAGCTGATTTTCCAGGGAACTTTTCCTTTTACCACGAGAATAAAAATAGCCTAGATTTCCTGTTATCTTTACCTGTTGGTTTGGTGACTTCATAATCAATTCTGTGCAGGGCGAGATTGGTTGAATGTCAATTTTATATATGTCCTTAATGTATTCTCTAATGTTACCACCCATAGGAACCTCTAAAATATTGAGAAGTAAAATTACAGAGGGCCACTCCCAGCCAACTGTTTCACCACTCTCAAAGAGATGGGGAATAACGCCCAGCCTCTCGCATTCTAATGCACATGCCAAACCCGTCGGCCCTCCACCTATTATTGCTATTTTAGGAAGTTTATTCATATCATCTACCCCGTGAAATGTTAAGAATGCTTTAACATATTTTTTCACGGATTTTGCTTTTTTATTTCACTGTTATTAGATAAGATTGTGACGCATTTTTTAGCTAATATTCACTAATCTATTAAATAGATTTTAAAAACCTTTTTTTCGCCAGATCCCCTATAATTAATTACATAACGATAATAATGGCCTTCTCCATCCACACCATAAGAACCAAACCAATCATTTATAACTGTTTTAGGGTTAAGGTAATAATCTAAGACTAACTTGTATTGTTCTTTGGTCATTTTCCCACTTTCTAAAATATTTAAGATTTCATTTGGCATTTTAATTAGCTCCTTTGCCGTTCCATTTAGCTGGTACGTCCCTTACTTGTAATATGCAGTAATTAATACGATGGACAGGTAGTATCACAAGCACCACAAACAGACTTTCCTACGCAAAGAGGTTTAGGTGGTTCATCCAAATCCATGCACTTAGAGCTTGGGTTTCCGATTCTAATTCTTTCTTTACTACAAATGCCATTTTTATTGTGGTCACAGCGAATTTTCCCACATTCAACTGTAGTCATATCACCACTCCTTTACCTCGTCACATTTAGCAAATATGAACTACTATCGATTAAATCTAGGAAAAACAATACAAATTAAGAGGCCGGAAAATATACAGCCTATAACAAATCCACCCCAAAAAATCAACGCTTTCTCATAACAGGTATTTTCCATAAGTCATTACCCCTTAGTTCCGCTACATGCAACTGGCGGCTGTGGTACCGGGTGTATAACGCCCTTTTCAAATTGCCACTCAAAAATGATAGAGTCAGCACTGTCTGTTATGATAACCCGTTGAATAATTCCGATTTGAGCAGCTGGACCCTTAGTTAATCTTAGTACAGCAAATTTTGCTAGTTCTAGGTCATGGACTAGATATATTTCTACATGTTGATTTTCGTCCTTATCCCACCAGTAAACCGAAAAACGTTCCATAGGTTACCCCCTTATCATTTTAGTGAACCAGTTATCTAACATGTTTTTGTGAATCACATAACCCCTCCCTGTCCTAGTGCAGGGTATACCTGTTTTGCTTTGGAGGTATTGACGACAGTGTTCTTTTATGGACTCTTGAGAGATTCCGGTTCTAAAAGATGCCTCTTTGACCGTTAGGTAGATTTTCTCAGTCTCAGGAATTTTATTTTTAATTAACATTTCCACGATAGCTAACATATATTGCGGTTCCATCGCGGTTACCGCTAAGTTATTGCGGAATTGCGATTCCGCGGTTAATGAAAGTTTTGGTAATATTGTTTCTTTATCGCAATGCGGTTCCACTGTGGTTACTACGGAATGGTTGCGGCCTTGCGATTCTACCTGTGCTGCTTCATCTACGATAATGGGGTTGTGGGCGTAATTGCTGCTTAAATAATGCAAAATTTCCGGTTCAGCCAATCCCTTACTGGATAGGTTAGATATTTCCTCAAATATTTTAATGGCTGCCGGTTCATACCTGCGCTTTCTGCCCTCTCCCCTGTAGGGAATGTAGTTATGAAACTTATCGCGGTAGAATCTTACGGTACTTTCGGGAAATCCTGTCACCCTTGAAATATCTGCAATGGTTAAGCTAGTTTTTTGCATAGCCTGTCCCCTTTTTCTTTAGTAGGATATTTAATAAATTTTTTTGCCGTATGGCCGCTGGCAGACACGGCATTTTCTATAAATGTTTGGGCCTACTTTTTGGTCTTTTTCCATACAGCATGGTAAGATACTCTTCACAGATTCCCTTGTATCTTTCCTCTGGTAATTCCAGTAAGATAACTAATAAGGCATCATAATACGAAATAGCCTCTTTAAAGCTCACTTTCTCTGATAAATGATCCCCCTTTGCCGCACATTCTGCCGATCTATTGGCCGCACGCATAAGGTTTTTATTAACTACTTGAATCATATTTTTGGAAACCACGACATCATGATCTGGGAGCTTATATCCCATAGTTAGTTTCTCTTTGACCTGGCCACTGGACAATGTTTTCACCTCCCTTCTTAACTCGATAGCTTCAGTACAGCAGCAAGATACTCGGCAGCCGGGGTTAAATACTCTTCCAGGGTTTTCGTAGCTGGTCGCTCGTTGATTAGGTAACGTTCTTTTTCCTCGCCGGTTTTCTTGTCCATAACGATTACTAGGGTTGCTTCATAGGACATTTTTTAGATCACCTCTGTTAGTTAGCTAACCAATAAGGCTCTTAATCCTTTCCAGAACTTCCCTGCGGCCTTTACTCTCTGGCTTAACGTCCCAACCACGGTCATAATGGGCAATAATCTCGCCGCCACGCTTAATGGTTAGTTTAGAAATTCTGCCACCGTCTATGCCATTAGTGGAAGGATGATCATAAACTTTGGCTTCAAAGTCGTACCCCTTAAGCTGTCCATGAACCCAACCTGATGGTTTAAAACGCCCTAAAAATAAATTTTTCAAAATATTTTGCATTGAGTTACCCCCTAATGGAAAAAATATACAGGAAGATTTCTGTTACTATAGAAACTTATCTCTATAAATAGCGGGATTTAGATACTAGCCTGTCGCAGTTCCAAGTTTAGTTGACGGTCTGTAAATCCTATAGGCATGTAAAATAACATCAACACCAACTTTATACACACTGCTTAATTTTTCAGCAATATCTAGTGACATTCTGCGTTCGCCTTTTTCGATCAAAGACAGGTAACTTTTAGATATCCCAATGGTTGCTGCAACTTCTTTTAACGTTCTATTTCCACGCAAATCTCTGAGGCTTTTCAACAATAATCACCACCTTTGGTTTGCACTTTGTCAACTAATTTAAACTAAGTATAGTTTGCTAATTGTCAACGGTCAAGTGTTTTTTGCATAAAAGTACACACTTTGTAAACCGTTGTTGAGTTTGCAAATAGTAAACAATATAATTGTTCTGAGGTGTTTTTATGAGTAAATTTCCTGAAATACTTAAGGGATTAAGAGAATTGCGGGGACTTTCCCAAAAGGAATTAGGTTCTTTTTTAAATCTAAGCAAATCTACTATTTCTCTGTATGAATCTGGGAAAAGGGAACCTGACTATATTACGCTTGATAAGATCGCTAACTTTTTTGGTGTAACTACTGACCTCCTGCTGGGAAGAACTGAGGATACTAGGATTATAGTTACCATGCCTCCGGCTGTTTCTCCTGAAAATTTAGCATTCTGGGAGAAAATAAAAAACCTCCCGCCTGAAAAGCGGAAGGCTATTGAAATTTTGCTTGGTGCAGACGACCAGGCTGCCGCTGCTGAGGGAAAATAATGGTTCTCGATAAAAGCCCTCCCAGTGGCCAAAAGACTTGCTAGGCAAGCAGTAAATCAAGCAAAGTCGTTACTACGGCAACCAAAAAAGTAAAATAATCAACTAATTAACTAATAATCATAATAGACACTACAATGGAGGGATATTATCAGGGGGAGTAAATTATGTTAGATTTAGGATTCACTGTGTTTGATTTGATTTATCCACTTTCAGTTATATTTGGAATATGTTTAGTTGCAATTTTAGCAAGAAAATTATTGCTTTCAGTAACTGAATTTATTGCACTAAGCATTAAAAGGCTTATATTTAACCCTATCTCCAATCATTTTGAGGAAAAGAAAGAACTTAAGTTAGAAAACGAAATAAATTTCAAGCCATCTGATGACATAGAGGAAAAACTCCGGGAAGTAGATCAACTGAAAGGTGATAAATTTGAGATATTTCTCAAAAGAATGTTTAAGGACCTTGGTTATTATGTTGAAATGACAGCCCGTGTTGGTGATTATGGGGCTGATTTAATCCTGCTTAAAGATGGCTATAAAATATCGGTACAAGCCAAAAGATACAGTAAAAATGTAGGCTTACGGGCTGTTCAAGAGGTTTATGCCTCCTTGGAAAGATACGTTTGTGATAAAGGAATCGTTGTTACCAATAGTTACTTTACCCAAAGTGCCAAGAATCTTGCAAATGATACTAAGGTAGAGTTATGGGATAGAGAAAAATTAAAAGAGGTTTTGCTTTCTATTAAAAAGGCTGGTTAGAAAAGAAAACAGGTAGCCTGTCAAAAGGCTGCCTGCTCTTGTTCTGCCTACTGATTGCCCGTCGGAAGAAATTCAACCTTTAACTTCATACCCATGCCGGAAGCCAGCCGCTGGAGCGTCCGCAAGGACGGGTTAGCATTTCCGCTTTCCAACTTACTGATATCGCCCTGTGCTATGCCGGTCTTTTCGGCAAGCTGCTTTTGAGTAAGCCCCATGCTTTTCCTTGCGTCTATTATGGCTTGAATGATGGTAAACTCCGGCTCCAGCGCATCATATTCTGACCTAATCTCAGGGTCTTTAAGTTGCTCATTCAGGAAGTCATTAAACTTAGTCATTGCTTATTCTCCTTTCTACTGAGGTATTCAGCCCGATAGCGTTTAGCTTTCTCAATCTCGGCGGTGGGGGTCTTTTGTGTCTTTTTGATAAACCCGTTTGTAAGGATAACCCGACTGCCCACAAAGAAGAAGTAAAGAACGCGGGATATATCAGAGCCGACCTTTGCCCGTAGTTCAAAGAGACCACCTCCAAGCGGCTTAGAACACGGTTCTCGCAGTTCTGGGCCGTTGTCTGCAAGCATTTTAACGGTTCGCAACATCTTAGCTCTCATTTTCTTATCAAGGCTCAGAATAAAGTCTTTCGCTGGTTCCGTCCCATCTTCTTTATCATAGAAGATCACTTCAAAATCTTGCACCATCCACCCACCTCTAATATAGGATTTATCATATAATGATTATATAGTATATATCCTATATAATCAAGCGTTTTAGAAAATATTTTGCTCTTAGAGGCAAACTTAATGGGGGACTCCAAATGCTCAAGGGTGCCATCTACGCTAGATACAGTTCCGACAATCAACGTGAGGAATCTATTGACGCTCAGGTATTTGAAATTAAAGAATATGCTAGGGCAAATAACATCGCAATTATAAAGGTTTACACCGATGAAGCCAGGTCTGCCACCACAGATAACAGACCCGGCTTTTTAGCCATGATCGCCGATGCTAAAAAACGGTTATTTGATGCCATTATTATACATAAGTTAGACCGATTTGCCCGGAATCGCTATGACTCTGCCGTCTACAAGCGAGAATTAAAAAATGCTGGTGTTAAACTAATCTCGGTAACTGAAAAATTGGATGGCAGCCCCGAGAGCGTGATACTTGAAAGTCTCCTTGAGGGCATGGCAGAATACTACTCTAAGAACCTGGCCAGGGAAGCAATGAAGGGCCTAAACGAAAATGCTAGGAATTGTAAGCACAACGGTGGCCTTCCTCCTCTGGGCCTTGACGTTGATCCCTTCACCAAACAATATATTCCCAGCGCAAAGCAAAAAGAAATAGATGCTGTTAGATTAATATTTACGATGTTCCACGATGGTAAAGGATATACCCATATTATTGAGGAATGTAATCTGCGCGGATACACTACTAAGCTAGGAAACCCATTTGCCAAAAATAGCTTACATGCAATCCTCAGAAATGAAAAGTACATAGGAACATATGTATATAACCGCAGCGCAAGCAAGGACAGCAGTGGCAAACGAAATAACCATCAAAATAAATCTGATGATGATATTACCAAGACTACAGATGCTTTTCCGGGAATTATTGATAAGGAGTTGTTTCTTACTGTGCAAGAAAAGATGGATGAAAATAAAAGGCAAACAGCAAGATACAAAGCAAAGGCTAACTATCTACTCACGGGTTTTATCTTTTGTGCTGAATGTGGGGCGGCTTTGGTAGGTAATTCCAGTTCGTATAAAACAAAAGAAGGCACTACTAAAAAATACTATTACGACTGTAATAAAAAGAATCGTCAACGGGATTGTAATAACCCACAGACAAAGAAAGATTTGGTGGAGAATATGGTTCTTGAAAAAATGTATCAAGAGATATTCAACGAAGACCAGCTTTCAGTTATTTGTAAAAAAATAAATGAATACAATCAATCTCAATCCAAAGAAGTTAATGAGGAATTAAGATATTATAAAAATGAGCTGTCTGAAACTGATAAGCAACTGGATAACCTTGTAACTGCTATTGCAAGCGGTGCTCCTTATGAGCTTTTTAATGAGAGGATTAAAGATCTGCAAAATAAAAAGGCAAACCTTGAAACGAGGATTTTAGAGGTAGACATATTATCGCGCAGGGAATTGATTACTGAAGAAATGATTAAAAACTACCTAGACCAACACCGCCAAGCCGTTGAGGAAAAGGATATTGATGCCTGTAAAAAATTTATCCACAACTACGTTGAAAAGGTAATCGTGGATAAGGATAATATCACTATTCATTTACACTTTAAGTACTGTGGATATGTTGGTGGAGGCGGGGCGTACCGTGCCATATCCACAGTACCTAAGCGGACGTAA